TTGCTTCTTTTATGGATTTCTACTGGAATGAAATGGCTAAAGCTATCGGTAATGACCTCGAGCTCATCCGTTGGCAAGGTGACACAGATAGCGAAAATGCTACTTTGGCTCTTTGTGATGGTTACATCAAAGGCTTATTGGCTGACGCTACTGTCATCGATGTAAACAATGCTACGGTAACTGCATCAAATGTATTGGCAGAGCTTGCAAAAATTTTCGCAGCAGCTCCATCTGATATCATCCGTAAAAAAGCTGACCTTCGCTTGTATGTTTCTACAAACGTAGCGAACGCATACGAATTGGCTGCTGCTTCTGGCAACACCATGACTTATGTAACTACTCCACTTCAATTGACTTACCTTGGTGTGAAAGTTGTTGTTTGTGAGGGTATGCCTAACGATACAGCTGTATTGACTTTGAAAGACAACCTTATCTACGCATTCGATGCTGAAGGTGATTCTAAAGCGTTGAAAGCAGTTAACCTTGCTGACACAGTTGCAGAGCCTTACATCCGCACTCGTGCCAACATGAAGGTTGGTTTCGTTCACGTTAATGGTGCAGAGATCGTTCTCTACTCTTAATAAATTTCGGGGGGTGAAATTCCCCCCTTTTTTTCAAACTGATAAATCAAAAACATTATGGCTTGTGAAGCTTTAGAAACAATCGTCAAATCGTGCGACAACAATAGTGGTGGCATCGAGAAGATTTGGATTAATCAGCAAGACAACATTGACACTTTTGCCCTTGATGCAACCAACACTTGGACTGTTGACTCTATCACATTGGTAGCTGGTGCTCCTGACTATACTCCATTCGAGATACGCAGAAACACTGGAAGCTATGTTGAAGATGCAGCAATCGACCTTGTGAATGGTTCATCTTACGTCACTGCGACCATCTCTTTGATGTTCCACCGCAGAGACCAGGACAAATCTCAAGCAATCAAAATCTTGGGTGCTGGTCAGCAATACCTCAACGCAATCATCAAGGATATGAATGGCAAGTACTGGTACTTCCCTTTCCTTCAGTTGAGTGCTGTTGGTGAAGGTTCTGGCACAGCTCGTGCAGATGGTAGCAAGTATTCTGTGACATTGATCGCAGAGAATGACTTCCTTGCATACGAGATTGAATCAGCTGCTGTTGCTGCTGTTGTCCCAGCTCTTTAATATCAAATAACCTACTACAAAGAGCCATCCACACCGGGTGGCTTTTTTTTGTGAACAAAATTTGACCCTATTGCAATATAAGTAAATGATTTACATTAACAAGGGAGAGGTGAATTCAATTGTGCTGACACTGACAGAGGTGTCGACATTGACTTCGCCATATTATTTGTTCGTTTTCCAAAACGAAATGAACCCAACATCCGACCCAATCCTCTTCACAGGACCAGACGAGTCTGATTATCCAGAGAGATTCAATCTCTTTTACCTGGATGAACCAGTTGATGTCGAGCTAATGAAAGGACAATATACATATTCGGTGTACGAATCAACCATACCTCCCACAGAAATCAGTGACACCACTGGAGTGGTCATTGAAGAGGGCAGAATGGTTGTGAGTGGCGCATCGACAACATCAATTTACGACTAATCATGGGCATATTCGATAGATTCAGAGCACAAAAACCAGCAGAGATGGAAGTCATCTCGCCAAATTATGAGGCATTCAGCACACCATTCTTGAAAGTTGGTGGCGCAAACCTTTCTCTGCCATACGTCAACGGCAGATACACCACCGCTGGATGGATTCCATTTGGACAGGACAATATGTATCCAGAGCTTCTCAATCAAATGGTATTTAGCTCACCGCTTCATGGCTCCATCGTAGACTATAAGACCAATGCTGTCATCGGTGGTGGCTTCGATATTAAAGTTGAGGGCGCAACTGCCAAAGATTTGCTTGACCTCTACACATTTGAGAAGAAAGTCAACATCAAAAAGATTGCGAGAGCAGTCACTGAGCAGTTGGTTGTGCACAATCGTGTTTACTTCCGAATGGTATTTGATGAGAAGATGAAGCTCAAGAGAGCGCACAACGTATCGCCAGAGAAAGTGAGACGTGGACGTCAGCACAATCAGTACTTCATCTGTGAGGATTGGTCGGCTCGAATCAACGTGCAAGAAATCAAGAAGCATCACCCGACTTGCACTGATACAGAGCAGCTGTTTGTCTATGAGGTAGAGACACTTGGTCAAGATTGGTATCCGCTTCCAAAGTACAGCTCTGCACTTAACTTCGCATTCCTATCTGGTGAGCTTTCGTATTTCGCAAAGTCAAACATTCAGAACAGCATCTTCCCATCTTTTGCGATCATGTTCCCAAAACGTCCGCAATCGGAGGAGGAAAAGAACGTACTGCGTAACACGATCGACAAGCTTAAAGGCGCTCAGAACGCAGGAAAAACTGCTGCATTTTTTGCGAACTCAGCTGACCAGCTTCCAAAGATTGAGAGCATCCCAACCAACTCGAATGACAAGCTCTTCCAGGAAGCATCCGGATTGAACACAGAGCAAATATGCTTTGCTCATACCATCGACCCTATCTTGATGGGTGTCCGCACCACTGGCTCGCTTGGTTCTGGTAGCGATATCAAGCAAGCATACATCATCTTCGAAAAGAATGTCGTGATGCCATTGCGTGAGCAAGTGCAAGACATCTTCAATGAGATTCTACACATCGCCAAACTCGGCTTTGCTGACTTCAAAATCAACAACTTCCAAATCATCAATGAATCAATCGTTGAAATCGAAGGAGATGCCAGCAAGACATCTGACGCACTCAATGCAATGAGCCCATTGGTTGCTACCAAAGTACTCGAGCAGATGACCATCAATGAAGTCAGAGCACTCGCAGCACTTGGACCGATTGAAGGTGGTGACATCACAGCAACACAAGCAGCAGCACAAAATCAAACACCTCAATTCTAATGTTGTACTTTATCACAGAGAACTATCTCAAGACCAACACACCAATCACCGCCAATGTGGATGTGACTGATGTGTTTCCATATGTCGCAACTCAAGCACAGCTCCGAGTGATGCCGATATTGGGCACCGTATTCTACAACCATTTGCTCGAGGCATACAATGACCAGACCTTGACACCTGAAGAGGAGCAGCTCGTGACTTTCATTCAGCCGGTCATCGCATGGAGGTCTGCTGAAGATGCTGTATTTGGCTTGACTTATCAGCTAAAAAACAAGGGTCTTCAGACTCAATTTGGAGATAACAGCTCAAGCGTATCTCGCAGTGAGGTCGCATTCGGCATGGAGCACTTCGCACAGAAGGCTTCATTCTTTGAGATGCGCCTCATCAGATACCTGGTCAAGAACCGAGCAGAATATCCCATCTTCATCAGCCATGAGAATCGTGACACCGACCTTCGCCCACAAATCGAATGCAACCAGTGCATCGGTGATTGCTTCATGGATGGTGTTTGGAATTGTGGATATCCACGCAACAACGGATACAACAATCAAATTCTCGTCATCTGATGAAAAATACCATACTACTTTTGACCGCTTCATTCTTCACCATACTTTCACCGGTGCAGCCACTCGTATTGGTTGCCATTCTTGCCATATTCATTGACACCATATTCGGAGTATGGCGCAGCGTTACCAAAGGAGGGTGGCAAGCATTCAAATCTCGCAGACTATCTGACACGATGGGCAAGTCATTGCTTTATTGTGGTGGCATCGTGTTCACATTCCTCATTGAGAAGTACATCGCTGGTGATATCATCGCTCACTTCATTGCAGTTGAGCTCATCATGACAAAATTTGTGGCTTTCTTTTGCGTGATAGTGGAAGTCAAAAGCATTAACGAATCATATGAGAGCGTGACTGGAAAGAATATCCTCGCTGCGATGCGTAAATTCGTGACACGATCAAAAGCCGAGCTCGACAACTGGAAGTAGAGTCTGTTCACGTTCCGTGAACGTATGAAATAAATGAACTCCACTCGACTGCTCACGATGTGAACACCGAGAATCCCCCGATGATACTGTTGTCGGGGTTTATTAAAGTCCATTTTATTGGGCAAAAAACTGGACAAATGGTAAAAAGCTACACCGATAAGCAACTACTCGAGCGAGTCAAGTCACTTGGCAACTATCATGGTATTCCAACCGAGCACTGGATTCTCGGAGTTCGCTCGAATGAAGATACAGCCAACAGCTTTGATGATAAGTTCTACCTATTCAAAGGAGAGGAGTTCATCTGGGTCACATCTGGCACCACCAATCCAGGAACACCGACTCTCAAGCAGTTCGAAAAAGTCAACAAGAAGGGCGCAGCTGTGCTCAAATCGGACCAATGGTACTATGATGTTTGGAAGTTCGGCAAGCACAATGGCAAGGTTGATGCATTGCTCCAGCTTGGAGCTGCTGTCCAGGTGTATCGTGACACCGACAAGGATGATGACAGCGAGCAGCAAGGCAAACTCGACACCGGATACTTCGGCATCAACTTCCATCCGAACACATACGACTTGAGCAAGCCTTCAGGCACATCCATTGGTTGGTGGTCAGCTGGTTGCCAAGTGGTCAACAACGTCACCAAATACAAAGAGTTCATCAAGCTCTGCAAGCCACAGAAATTCACCTCTTACTGCCTGATAAATGAATTCTAAAGTCACCATTCTGTCACTAATTGTGACAATATTTGCGACATCTTGCGGTGTTAATTACCATATAAATAAGGCGATTAAAAAAGGATATCGCTGCGACAGCGTGGCTGATACCATTCGTATCACGTCAGTGGACTCATTTCCCGTGATTGTAGATAATAAAATTGTGTACGAGTACTATCATACCACCAAGGATACAATCGTTCGTTATAAGACGTCTTTTGTGCCATTGACAAAGTACCAAGAGCGCATTCATTATAAGCTCAAGCGTGACACCATTCGCCAGGTGCAGAAGATAGAGGTGGCAAAGTACAAATCACAGAAAGAGAAGCCCGTTTTTTGGGTGCTGATTCTCGGCTTTGTGATTGGTATGGGTACGATGTACCTCTTCAGATATTCAAAAACCAATCTATGATATTAAAAAAACACGCAAAGAACATCCACGAGATTCAACTCGAGGGTGAATTAGTGAAGATTGCAATGCTCTCAGACCTCCACTGGGACAATCCCAAAAGTGACTGGAAGCTACTGAAGCGTGACCTCGACTATTGCCTGGAGAACAACATCCCAGTGATGATAAATGGCGATATGTTCTGCCTCATGCAAGGCAAAGGTGATCGCAGAGGTAACAAGTCAGACATCCGACCAGAGCACAATAATGCAAAGTACTTGGATAGTGTGGTTGAGACGGCTGTTGAATGGTGGCTTCCATATGCTCACATCCTTACTGTCATCGGATACGGCAACCACGAGACTGCTGTCATCAAATGGCAAGAGACCGACCTCCTTCAGCGATTCGTTGACCTCCTAAACTACAAAGCTGGCAGCAATGTATTCACTGGTGGCTATGGTGGTTGGCTTA